GCACCCATCATCCATGCAAGTTTTTCATAACCCTCTTGGATGGCAGGTTCTAGTTTTTCCTTTGAAACTGCATCAAGGAACTTTTCACCTTGTTCACGTGTAATCTTTGTAGTTCCAAATATCTTTTCAACAAGTGGGGCCATATTCACATAGTTAGAGTCAGTGTCAACATATGAGACGTAATCTTTATTATCAGTTTTCAAAACAGAATTTAAATAATCATTTATAGATTTCTGTGAATACCGAATTGAAAGTTGACCAGATGTTGTGATAGCCTCGGCCATTTCAGAGATATAGTATAGGAAGTAACGATTAGCGGTTGCACCATACAAGCTGTTCATAGCAATTTTAATAGCCATTTGCGCATTATGTAATTGTGTTATTTGCTTCTTGTATTCTTTTTTCTTTACAGGATCACTTGTATCCTGTTCAAGCTGTTCAATACGAAGCATTTCGGTTTTAATCTTTTTACGATTACTATAATATTCTTGAATGATTTCTGGAATGATGCCAAGTTTCTTATTGGTAAAACATACACCATTTGCACAGACCGAATAATCTGGATTTGCATTCCTATATTCATTATTTAGAACCATTTCCTGTGAAATATATTCACGTTGGTCCGGAATATAAGTTTCAGGTGACATGTTGTATTGGAGCATCAGGTGAGGATACAGTGAGTTAAGGTCGAAAGATACGATCCATTCTTTCAGACCAGTGTCAGGGTCCTTTACATAACCACCAACAAGTTCACCAAGTTTTTCACCTGGACCTGATTTAACGGGTGGGACCAAGTTTTTGGTCATTAGTTTACGATAAAGGATTGATTCCCAGATACCAACGGTTCCGAATGCGTCGGAATAGTTGACACCACCACCATATGCAACAGTCAAAACAAGAGCAAGGAGTGCCGTTTCGTCTTCCATCAACTGGATAAGTTGAGTGTCGATTAGGTTATAGTCAAGGTAAAGTTGTGGGTTTTGATTGTATAGTTCGGTCAATGAACCATAGTGAGAGTAATCAAGTTTCTTTTTGCCGAGAACAACGTGTGCAATATGATCTAGTTTGTATGTCTCTTGTGTGCCATATTTGTAACCGAACTTCTTGAATGCATCCATATAGTCAATGATATTGACACCAGAGATATTGTATGTTGATTGATTACGATTGAAGATTTCAGTTGTGACTTTTCGGATGTAGCCCCAGGGTGAAAGTTCTTTGGCCTTTTCCTCACCGAACAAACGGATGATCCGAGTGATGATGTAATAAATGTCGAAGTATTCCACGTTCCATCCGGTCACAATATCTGGAAAGTCATTTGTCCAGATTTGGATGAAGCGGTTCAGTAGAGCCTTTTCGGTATCAAATTCCATGAATTGGATATTGTCTGGGTCAATACCAGACAGTGTCTTGGTCTTGTCATAGCCTTTACGGCCAAGAAGATGATATGTATCTGATTTAGATGATTTAATAGCAATAGAAGTGATTTCATTATCAGCAGTTTCCATGTCTGGAAGTTTTTTGGAAATATCAACTTCTATGTCAAACGAAAAGATATTGATCTGGTTCATGTCAAAGTCAATTTCACTCGGATATTTTTCCTGAATGAATTGTTGAACAAAGTTTGTATTACCATAAACCTGAAAGTTTGATACCTCTTTATATCGTTCAACATAATCTTTTGCATCATTCATAGTATCAAACTGTTTTGGTTTTATAGAATGGTCTCCGACCAAAGATTTATATTTCGTGTCCTCTTTAGTTGGAATAAACAACGATGGTTCATATTTAATCTTACGAGAAAAGCGGCGGTTATTTTCATAGCCCCGCCATAAAATCATGTTACCGCTGCGTTCAACAGATGTATAGAATGAAGACATAAGTACCTCTTAATTATAATGTATTTGGTTTATCTTATCACAAGGTGATAAATTTGTCAACATCAAGCTGCAATTTGCGTGAAGTTTTTCACCTTTTCAAACCGAATGTGATCATCGAACTTTTCGGAGAATTGTTGACCTCTGTGTGAGATGATAAAGATGTTGTCATTTCCGTTCATCTTGTGGAGAATATCAATCAATGATTCAACACCATCAGCATCAGATGGGCCATCAAGTGTTTCATCCATGATAAGTAGATTTGTTGACACTGAGTTTCTTAGTTTGGCAATAGCTCTCCATGTAAACATGATGCTGAGTGAAATGCGCATTTTTTCACCTTCGGAGAATGAAGCAAAGGAGAATGCATCGCGAAACCGTGACTTGATAGTTTCATTAAAGTTTTCATCCAGGTTAAAATCAACAAAAAGTTCGAACTCTGATAGAAACTGATTAATCAATTTATTCATGATAGGAATATATGTTTTTATGATACTCGTCTTGATTCCACCATCTTTTAACATTGTTCCAACAATACCGAGAGTTTCACGGTTCTCGTATAGTTCCGTCTGTTCTTCTTGTTTCTTTTTCAGGTCATTCATAAACTCAAGTATCTTTGTTTGGTCAATTTCTTCTACTTCTCGTTCAGCACCTTCAAGTTCTTTCTTGAATGATTTTAACTGATTGATCATAATCTTTACTTGAACCCGATGCCCATTTGCTGTATTGTGTTGTTTTTGAATTTTATCTTCAACATCGGAAATTTCAGACAAACGAGTTTCAACAGTTTCTATACGAGTCTTTAGTTTGTCAATCCCACCAAGTAACTCTGTATTTTTATCTGATTTCTCCGATACAATATGTTCTTTGAATAGATGTTCAATACCTTGTTTACAAGTTGGGCAATTATCGTGATTTGAATAAAATGAAATTTCATCAATGTGTGTTTTATACTTTGATGTTAGTTCATATAGAAGATTTTTAGCTTGTTCTAAAGTTTTCTTCTGTTTTGCTTTATCTGTAATCAATAATGATAGTTCAGTAATTTCAGTTTCCAGTGTTTCAATTACTTGTTTTTCAACCTCTATTGTATTCAGATTTTCTTCAATTTTACCTTTGATCTTTTCAACTTCTGTTTCTTTGATCCGTTGAATTTCCTCATTATGTTCTTTTGCAGATTCAATTTTGGTTTTCAAAAGATCAATAGAATAATTATTGTCCATGATATTTGTCTTATTATCGGCAATTTTCTCTTTCAATAGAATATTCATTGTGCTGAATACCTGGATATCCAAAAGATCCTCGATGATTTCTCTTCTCTGACCGGCTGGAAGTTCCATGAAAGGAACATATGTTGCGCTTCCAAGGATAACAATTTGAGAGAATGACTTGAAACTCATCTTGATAATATTCTGTTCCAAATATTCTTGATAGTCTCTTGTTGCTGCATCTTTATTTACAAGATCATTATTTTTCCAAATTTCAAATATATTTGGTTTCATTCCGCGTCTGATTAGATACTTATCTGCTGCAATGGAAAATTCAAGTTCAACAAGTAACTCTTTTTGATTAATACTATTGACTAATTGTGGCTTGTTAATTTTTCTAAATGGCCTTCCATAGAGGGCAAAAACAACAGCTTCGATGAAAGTTGACTTTGAGGTTCCATTTGCACCACTAATGAGAGTTGTTTTAGATCTAACCAAATCAATTTCTATGAATTGATTTCCGACAGACATAATATTTTTATATCTAACTTTATTGAATTGTATGTGCATTAAGTCCTCACTGCGCTATATTTGCATTATTAATGCAAAAAGAATGAATAGTTGATTTTAATTTCAAATATTCATTGCTTCTAAGTATAATTGATCAACAACGGTTTTAATCTTAACTTTATTGATATTTGTTTCAACTGAGTCAATATATGAATGTAATATATCCTTCGTGTCTTTTGCTTCTTCTAACATTTCGGCAACACCGATTCCAGATAAATTCAATCCATCTTCTACTGTTTTAATATCAGCAGCACCACATTCATTTAATCTATTTAGGAATAAATCATATAGATATGGATTTGTTCTATTCTTTACGATAACTTTGACATAACAGTTTTTTAGTATTGATGTATCAAGAGCTGCAATATCATCAATCGCTAGATCAACATCATCATAGTCTAACTTATGATATATTCTATCATCATTTTCGACAAATGTCAACTCTCTTGTTTCAGTATCAATGACATGGAACCCTTTTTTACAACCATAGTCAGACCAGTTCATTTCATATTGAGCACCAAGATACTTGACGTTGCCGTATTCAGACTGGTGATGATAGTGACCAGAATAAACAGCTTCAAAATTCGAAAACTCTTTATGGTCAAATCCGTGGTCACTGACAATTCCTTTCATCAATTCAAAACCTTTTAAATCGAGATGACCGCAAAGAATGTGTGCCTTTGATTCCTTCAGGATTTTCATATTAGTCTCTGTATTCTCTTTGGTCAACCAAGGACACATTGCAAATTTTGTTGAACCAAAATCTAGATGAACCACAGTATCTTCATATATATGAATGTTATCATATTCTTTTAGTAGAAGTACATTTGAATTAACTTCATTTGTTGTTGTAAAGAATGTATCATGATTTCCAAGAATTGTGTGCATTTCAATATTGCGGCGCTTTAATTCATCAAAAAAGAACTCTCTTGATTTCTTGAGAGTATAAAAGTTAATGTACTTTCTTCGGTCAAAAATATCACCAAGATGTAATACAGTATCAATACCATATTCTTTTAAATACGGAAAAAACAAATTACCAAAGAACTTAGCTTGGTGTTCTAGAAATATCTTACTATCAGATCTTATTCCAAAGTGTGAATCGCATAATATAGCTATCTTCATTTATGTCCACTCTTTTCCTTTTCATACTTTGCAATTGCACTTCCGACTTCGTCTCTAATTTTAAGAAGTGTGGCATAATAAAATTGTCGTCTTTCTATATGTGTATTCTTATTGGTTAAATTCTTTATATAATCTTCAATTATTGTCGGTAACATCTTTTGCCTCGTCTATTTCTTTTTGTTTTTTACCTTTATTTAATTTAATTTCATAATCTTCAATAAAGTTATTGATATAATCGGCGCTTGTATTTAAATGTAGTGCAAGTTCCGATCCGCCTTCATATGTTTCACCCATTGAAATCATCGACTGCGATGATTTATATCTGATGTACATCTGTTTCTTCTCTTTAGCAATTCGTCTTAGAAATGCATACCAAATAATTTGAGTGAAATATGCAAAAGGATTTTCAGTCTTTTCGGGATTGAAGTTATGCATATATTGCAAACAATTTTCAATACCGTCCATAATCATATCTTCTTTAAAAGAATATCCTGAGAAGTTTGGTTTTGTGGATAACCTTGTTGCAATCTGAAAAATTGATTCGCCGATATATCTAGGAACCATAGGTTTCTCATCACCCGAATCTTCAGCATCACGACAATCTTTTTGATACTGAATGAGTGCTTGGTAAAGATCCTTGTTATTAATATAATTCTTTTTAACTCTTTTCTGTATCATAATACATTCCTTCTGGTTTTTTATTTTATAATATATCAAGTTATTCATTTGTCAACTAAAATTAAAGAACCATCTTTTGTGTTGACAAATTCACGACACATGGTATAATTGGATTATCATCCATAAAGATAAAGGTGAAACCTAAATCTATAAATCTATATTATATATCTTGAATGGGAATTGTTCCGCGGCATAGATTTCAATTCGGCGGCGGAAGTGTTGGAGAGTATAATTCGTAAATGAACCTACTGTCAAGTCGTCTGTAATATCATAGAGGATTGCTTTATCTGAGCCATTACCTTTGCGTAGTGTTCTACCAATTGACTGAAGAACTTTAATCTCTGCTTTGTATGCAGATGCAAAGACAGCATTGTCTATTCTTTTTATAGAAACACCTGTAGAGAAAACTCCGTACGAAGCTAGTATGTCATGTCTCTTCAATGGATCATTCTCAATCAAATGACGAATTCGTTCACGTTCTTCACCAGGTGTATTACCATAGATAAAATGTAGGATTCGTCCTTCTTTGCGTAGCAAAGGTTCTAAGATTTTACCATGTTTCTCAACCCAATCAAAAAGTATCAGGTTATTCTGATTGTCGAGGGAATGAACCAACTTCTGTATGTAATTGTTTCGTTTCTCATTTGCAAAAAGATATTCTTTTTCAAAAGCATATACCATGTTCTTTTTGGTAGGATTTTTCTTCTTCATGTCTTTGAGAGTTCTTACAAATGTATCTTTAGACTCTTTATCGTGTTGGAGAACAAGTGCTTTCACCTTGAAGTCCGCAACAGTACCTTCATCCATAAGCTGTTTCGTGGTAACAAAGCGTTTGATTGGACCAAACACACCTTCAAGTATCAGTCTATGAACTTTTGACTCTGACGAAATTGTACCTGTAAACCCATGGCGATAAGGTGCATCTGTTAGTTTTTCCATAATTGTTGTCAATGATTTTGCTTGGAACAAGTGTGCTTCGTCTCCAAGCACAACACGGAATTGGTCGAACCATTCTTTTGGTTGACGAATGAGTGATTGCCATGTTGAAACTACTATCGGAGCTGAAGTTGTCTTATCAACACCACCCTGAATTTTGTAAATCTGCTTTGGGTCACAACCATAATCAATAAAGTCGCCGGCCATTTGGTGAACAAGAGAAATTGTCGGAACAATAATCAATGTGCGATGATTAAATGCTCTCCAATAGTGCTGCTGAATTAGATAAATGATAAATGATTTACCAGATGATGTTGGAGACAATGAAAGTGATCTTCTATTCCGAAGAGCATTGAGAACATATTGAATTTGATAATCACGCGGCTTTAATTTTGCACCAATCTCTTCGGCAAGTTCTTCAACATAGTTATCTGGAATATCAGTTTCAGGTTCCATTGAATCTGGAATAACTATTTCATATTCACGATCCTCACAGAATTTCTTGATGTAGTCAACAAGACCAGCATATAGAAGTGGCCGCATTGGATTATACAAGCGAAAAAATCCATCCCAAACTCGGTTTTTATATGCTGGCGTAAATTGATAACCAGGTGGTCTAAATGAGAAATACTGGGATAGTTCTTGACGAATACCAGGATCACCTATGACCTTCATATGTACATCGTTAAAGTACTCAATAGTTACTACGTCTGCCATAATATATTAATATCCCCCAGCCTGGAAGCGGGCCCAGTCGATAGCTGCTCTAATCATAAAGTTTCTATTGTTGATTTGTTTGACAATGTCCTCAAGATAATTTGCTAATTGCAAATGATAGTCAATCTTGAGACTCAAGTTAATGACATCTTGGTCACTCTCAATATATTTATTTACATCAGCTCTTAAAATTTTGAGAGAATTTGGTCGCCAGCCACGGGTTTTCATGTCTTCTTCAGCCATTGTTCCGGTGTACCATTCATATTTGGCATGTTCTAGTTGAGTTAAATCGGCTCTATATTTTTTGAATCTCAGAGATTCTTTACTATATAATGTGTAATATTTGTTATGTAACTGCGGTATTTTAAGAGCTTCATGACCTAATACAACTTCATCAATCTTTGCATCCTTAGCCCACATTTCATTTAATTCTTCCAGTGTCATTGAAGTCTCCATACTATAAATCTATTTTATATATTATATAATCTTTTTAATAAAAGTCAACTACTTAAAGCTGTTCTATTTCATAATAATCGTATTGAAATGTTACAGTTGCCTCTGGATAGACTAGGTCCGAGGATGTAGTATCAAGATTTATTTCTGAAAGACTTATTGGAAAGCAATTTCTATATGTAATATTAATAGAAGGATTTTTACTGCTGTTTAATACCAATACTGAAATATCAGAAAATCTACCTTCTTTGCTTTCATTTATTGTTTTAAATTGGTCAAAATTTTGCGGAAATGTAACACCTTTAATCCAGTTATAAATCTCAAGATAATTATTCATTTTCTCATCTATTATAAATGAAAAGTTAAAATTATCATAAGTCAATTTATCTGGAGTTTCAAATATATTGTTAAATGGTGTTGGATTAACAATTGGTGCTGCAGATACACCAGGTATCTGTGTTCTCTGTGTAAAGAACTCGGTGTTCGGTAATCTCTTGACGGACACGATAAATTCTAGTGGGGAAAAATAATTAGTTATCATTTCATTTCCGTTGACATATGTGAAGAATCGGTATACTATCTATTTATAAGGTAGAAAAGGAATCATCTAATGATGTATCTTGTGGAGTGCAAACCTCGGTATGCAGATGGCGATTGGACAGGTGTCAGAGCCTTTTCTGATTATGCAGAAGCAGAAAAGTATATGTGGCAACAGTCGTTTGAATATCATCAATGGAGAATTTTGTAATGACCTATAATCTTTTCATTGATGATGAACGAGTTCCCATGGATGTAAAATGGGGACCTTGGGAAGATCAAGCACTTTATCGTGACGGTGACTGGACTATTGCTCGAAACTGGCTTGATGTTCTTGAACTTGTAGTCACATTCCC